ACACAAGGAGATGGATGGCACAAATTTACTCAACCCCAATCCATTAATTCTGCCACCTGATCAAAATGAATCAATATTCATGGTTAGGTAATTAATGAAATTATCAAATTACATAACATCATTTGGGAGGCCGATGTTGATTGATAAAGGATAATTGATAGAAGAACATTTGTGGAAGGCGGATAAAGTTATAGTGAAAAGTGGGTCAACGGTCTTGGATGGCAACCATGATAAAATACTGGAATATGAATTTTCCCACAAGGGATTAAGTAATACCGGTTGTGCTATATAGAGACATCTCTCCTCTAGATAAACATATACTTGAGCACATTTAAGAAAGTTTCGAGCATTTACAACCCGATTTTTTGATCATCTTAGCAAGAAACTCAAAAGAGACCCCATTGCATTAGATCATTTCCTGCTAGATTACACCAAGGACAAAGAACAATGGTCGCAAGCAAAGCGGATCAAATATGACACGAATATAGCAAGATTCTTGTTAGATGGGAAACTTAAGAATGTGATTGGCGCTTTCACTTTGATGGTGAAAAGTGGCGAAGTTCATCAAGCCACAAGATTGCAGGATAAGAACGGGTTTATTAATGGAGTAGAAGAACGACCGTGAGCAGTTTGGGTTCCATCAGATGAGGGATGTGGAATAATGCAAGCAATCCAAACATATTTCTTCCCATGGTTGAAGAAACACGTGCCCTCATTTATTCACGGGATGAAAGGCAATGAAACTGTCAGACGTATTAGAGGATACATCCATTAAACCTGGAGATCAATTTCAATTGATGGATCAGCATTTGACAGTTCTTAATTTGCCGAGTTGATGGAAGTAACGGATAACGGATTTTGGCGTATGATGAGCAGATAAATTAAACGCATTTTATAATATAATGTGGAAAATTTAGATTATCCTACAGAACGTTCTGTGGATGAAATGCATAAAACTCTTATGGATAATTTGCTCAAAACCTAGAATTACGCGTTCGTCCATATGCCCGGAGTTAATTCTCCCAAATGGCCTTCGAAAGTTAAAAACTTGTTTAGAAGATAAATTTTAAAATCGAAGGACTAGAAAACTTCAACGGGCAGCTTGCTGTATGATAGTCCAGAAACAGATTGGAGTGCAATAATCATTGATGGAACTACATTTTCTGGTTTATCAACGAGAACAACTTTGGGCGGAACATTGCGTTCCATTTTGTACATGTATTATTATCTTTTTTAAGCTTTTCCCCATATTGATAAGCCATGGGAAAGCAAAGATTATTTTGTTATTGCAGCAGGTGATGATACAGTTTTATGGATACGCCCAGAAATGGCCGAATAAGCATGAGATTCGATCATAGCTTTGACAACCCGCGACAAGGAGCCATAAGAGTGTGGCCTTGGTTAATGCGTGAAGGAGGTCATTTTGGGGAAATTCTATGAGGTAGAATTTTGTTCCAAATGGTCTTAATCGACTGGCAGCCTAGACGAGTGGTGGTTCTGTAGAGATGTAGGTAAAGTTTTCCGAACCAAATAATTCTTTTGTGGAAATAATGCTCACATGCTATTAGACCCGGCTTTGCATAGGTTTGCTATTTATTGGGGACTGAAAACAGAACAGCTCTCAATTTTAGCAGAAGACCATATTCGCTAGTAAATATACGATTTGCCTATTCCTGATATGTCAATTGAAAAATGGTGCGAAATACTAAAACATTCAAAATATGTTCAACACCACTAGGATTCAAGTGCATATAAAATGGAAGATTATATTGATGATAGAGTTGGCTTAAATATGGCAACATATATTAGGTTGGCTGAAAATCGTGAAATTTTATTAGCAGGTAAGCCCAAAGTCAGACCAGAACCTGATTTGAATTTTTAATTTTAAGACATACACTTTTAAATGAAAAATCAGGAAAAGGCATGCATGCCTCGAAATGCAGATATTACTGACTTCTCTCTTCCTTGTTAACTATAGGGTGCAATTGAGCCCTATTTGGCAGGTAAGCCCAAAGGGAAATAGTAAAATGAACGGCCGCGTAGGGCCCCCCCTTTATCTAAAGAAGAACTGCTTCTAAACGGATAAAAACAATCCAAGAAAAAATAAAGAGCGCCATAGATAAGGCGATTCGGCGGTAAGATTTTATTGGGGGATAAGCATAATGAAGAAAATGAAGCACACTATCGAAAAGAGAAATATGAGTAGTTGCTAAAGAAAGATTTCTCTCAAGGCAATGCTACTAGACCTTATTATAGTAAAGGTAAAGTAGTATAAGCATCATATGCTCAAACACATACAGCTTGGGATGAAATGATGGTAGCCAAGTATTATCCGGGTTAATTCAACGTTCCATACGTGGCGGGCATGAATCTTACAAATTTACCGACAACCACGTTCAACGTATCCAATTCAATTTAATCTTCAAATATAGTTGGATAAATGAATGAAGTACCTCTAGGCTCGACTCCCTATACAGTTATTATGTGGTCGAGTAGTATGACAGCATTCTTCGGAGATGGAGGCGCGGGGAATATCCCATCAACGGATAAAGTAGGCGGTATGATAGCCGTTTAAGTAAACAGTGGGGATTTAGATACTGGTTGGATTTCCAAGTCAACTTTCTAAACTGTTTGGGGGTCATATACTATGATCGATGCCTATGGATCTGATATGACGGGATTTTCCAGCGGCGGTTTTGTTTGGGCGGCTAATTTGGATGTTAATATACTATGCCCAAGAGCCAACTTGGTTGGTTCTTACTATTAAGGCACACTCCAATATGGCCAATTACCAGATACGAACGCCAATGGATTATCTCTGCGCTAAATAATTGAAATTGCGGGCGATATTGAATGTTTGCAACCCCAGTTCCACATGCGAACGGGAGTTGTGAATCACGATATCGTTTACGCTTCTCAGCACAATAACGAATCTTAAATAGAGAAGAATGATTTTGTGGGTGAGTTAGTCAATTATGTTGTTTTATACAATGTAGCAGAAAATATCACAACAGGGGCACCTTCTCAATTTGCACTACAAATGAACATTAAAGGTAATGGCGTGTTTTGGGCGAAACCAGAAGATTCCATAGCCAATAACTTGTATAAAGTGGTTCAAGAGAAGAAATCGCCTATGCCTGGAATGCTTGCAGGTGTTGGCTAAAACCCTTAAGTGAAGCCGAAGAAAGTGAACAACATATGGGAAGGCGTTAAACACTTAGCATCAAAAGCATACGAAGCTGTTGGGGGATGGCAAGGCATAGCCACTGGAGCTGCCTCTTTGCTCCTTGAACCCTCACCTGAATAGGACTCTCAGCGATATTTGATTAGGGCAAACTATATGTAATCGCTAATTGCAGCGAATGTTGCGTTGAAAAATCTGTTAGGACAAAACCCAACTTTGGATTTAACCGCGATTTAGAGCTTAATCAAGTAGCAAGTACTCTATCTTCGAACACACCCTGGCCGTGTGATTCCAATAGAGGAAATCGAATCGGATGATGAGAAAGCAGAATTGCAACCTG